ATATGCCTACATGAAGGGTGTACTGTCAGAGCCAGTTTTGGTGTGTTTGGACAAAAGGCGCAGTATTGTAAGACCCATGCAGATAAAAAAACCATGATAGATGTTCACAACAGAAACAACATATGCCTACATGAAGGGTGTACTGTCATAGCCAGTTTTGGTGTGCTTGGACAAAAGGCGCAGTATTGTAAGATCCATGCGGATAATGAAACAATGATAGATGTAAGGTTAAATTGTTGTAAAATCAAAAATTGTAAAACAGCAGCAAGTTATGGCACACCAAATGAAACACCAGATCGGTGTCGACAACATCGCGAACCAGGTGATATACGCAGAAGTTCTTCAAAATGTTGTATATGTAAATTACCAGCACAATATGGAACAAATATGAAAGCCAGACATTGCAACAATCATAAAACAGAATTTGACATGTGCTATATAGAAAAGAAATGCAAAAATTGCAATTTATTATACATTTTGAACTCTGTTGGTGAATGCGAAATTTGCGATCCAACATCCAAAGAGTTTGAAATCAAACAATTATACAAGCTATATGAATTATTTGAATATTTAGACGGTATTGGACTTGAAGGGAATAGTAGTGATAAAATTATTGATAATGGTACATGTGGATATGAACGACCTGATAGAGTATTTGAATGTGATACATTTGTCATTGTTTTAGAATGCGACGAAGACCAACATAATGGTCGTAATTGCGAATGTGAACAATCAAGAATGGTCAATATTGCCAACATTTTTGGTGGTATACCAGTGTATTTTATAAGGTGGAATCCAGACAAATATAAGACTTTGGAAAATGAGGAACAAGCAAATATAGATGAGAGATATAAATGTTTGGGATCTCTTATAAAGTCAATGATAAACAGAACATACACATTACCGAACAAAGGATTATGTTATGCTATTTATATGTATTTTGATAATTGGTGTGGGTTAGAAAATGAAAAGTGGTATTGTCTTTTGGAATTCGAATAAAAACTTAGGATTAATTATTGTGATTATTTTTATTGGGTCTAGTTTTACATAAAATGTGTATTAAATTACACTATTAATTAAACTAAAAAATTGAAATGTATTATAATATGTAATGTATACAAAGAATAATAATAATTCAAACATGAAAGAAGATTCAGTGAAAATACAAAAACAGAACGAATTTAAAGAACAAATGAAAACCAATTGCAAGGTAAAAAAAAAGGTACAATTTATTGATGTACATATTTCCTCCACTACAAAGTTAGATTACAATCATATACCATTACGAAGACAAAAAGCATGTTTAGATAATGTATGTGTATTTGATGATGATGAAAAAAACATTTAGAAAATTATTTACACCTTTGAACATTTAAACAGCCGGTGTAATAAAATGAATATTTGTAAATTGTAAATTACATCCTTGCCAACCTGCCCTTTTAGCATTCTTACTTAGTGGTTTTCTCGGAATAATATTATCACAAGTAATATCGTCGGATTTTATATGAATTATATCTAATATATTATGATTAACCTTTTTGTATAAAATTATTATATAATCTATTTGATCTTCAATGCTTTTTAATGTAGAGTTATATTCTGCTCCAATAGTTTTAAATGTTCAAAGGTGTAAAACACGCTTTTAGAATTTATAACTAATAATTTGTTTGTCTCATTTTTGTTTTCGGTCGGTGTAATGTACTTAAGTTGTTACTGTAGAAGGATCACAAAATTGAAATCACTTATGTATTATAAACTTACATTAAATCTATATTATATGTTCAATCATATTAAAACAAAAATTAAAGATTGCGAATGTTTCGCAAAAGAATGCGAAAAATGGAAACAAGATTGCGAATTGCAAATGAAGCAAATAAATTGCATTATGAATCAAAATGCAAGCATAATGAAAACATGCAAAGAAATTATGGATCGTAACCAGAACACACATAAACAAAATTCAAATTCATGTCATGAATTAAATTTAGATGCATCTCAATTCACTGAACCCGGCACGCCTCCGACACCTATTATAGACTGTTCCGAATCACAAAATATAATCACCTCGTTCTCATTATCTCCATCACTAGCACATACAACGGATAATAATGACGAATATGCAACTCCAATTAAAAAGGCAGTAAGTATTCGTGAAGATAAAAATACTACCAAAAAGATAGCATTTGATTCTGATGACGACGACGACGATGAAGAAAATATGTTAAACCGATTACTAAATACGCATGATGATAAAGAATCTAATCCTCCAAAAATAAAACGAAAAAGACAACGAATAAAGAAATAATTATAATTTAAATGATATGCATATATATAATCATTTATGAATAAGCTAAAAACGGGCGATATCATTTTATTTAGTTGTAATGCTCCAGGTATTTGGAGTTTTTTTTCTGATTTGGTAAAATGGGGTACAGATAGCAAATTCACGCATGTAGCAATGGTGTTGAAAGATCCTACATTTGTCCACCCTGATCTTAAAGGGTTATATGTATGGGAATCTGGATGGGAAAATTTAAACGGACATGCAAAATTTGGAGTTCAAATAACTCCATTAAGAGACATGATAGATTCTTATAAAAGTACTGGAGGTGAATGTTATTATCGAACAATAGAATGTGACGATTCGTGTTTTTCGGATGAGAAATTAAAGAAATTGTATACAAACGTCACTAATAAAATGTACGATATTTGTCCCACTGATTGGATCGAAGCATATTTTCGAATTGATACGCATCCTCAAAAAACTAATAGATTTTGGTGTAGCGCATTTATAGGATACATTTACACATACTGTGGATTGCTAGAAGATGATTTAGATTGGAGTATTTTAAGACCATCTGATTTTTCTTTGGAGTACGACAATCAATTTTTATATTTTACCAACGACAATAAATTATTGCCTTATGAAACATTGCTCTAAAAAAAGATTTTTTATTCATTTTAAACTTTTTTCCTTATCTTTTAATCACTGTCTTTGTTTAATCGAACACTACTCCATTTTTCTTTTTGCAATAATATCCAATTCTAGTTTTCGTTTCAATGTCGTATAAAATGTAATCGTCTGACTGATAATATTTAACATTGTTGTATTCTACAAAATCAACATCTTTATCTACTTCTTCTATTTCATCACCATCTTCGTTGTCGTCATGATTATTTGTATCGTGATCTGCATCATTCATTTCTTCATCTGAAGAAGAAACTACTACTTCAGCCTTTTTTTTGTTTTTCTTTTGTTGTTTTTTAGTGGGTTTACCTTGTTCTTCCCAGAATTCAGACGGAACACTTATTCCTTTTTCTTCGAATTCAGCTTTTACTTCACTTGGCTCCAACTTTAATTGCTTCAAGACCTGGAGAAATGGTTTTGGACGCTTACCCCGAGGATCTTTATATGCGTCAAAGGAAACACTCATACGATCTTCGATCAACCCACAATTTGGTTTTCCATGATCGTTGGATTGAGATTGTTTAAAACATGTTTTACACAAATTATGAGACGCATTTTTGATAGACTTCGCAGGACACTGAACAAACATATTGTGTTGCAAACGGATACCATGACATGAATCATACAAAACACCTGTGTACGGCAAGGGATACGCTGTTTTGGGATACGGTTGAGGAACATTATCTTCTTGATTGGAAGAATCTGAATCTGAATCTGAATTACTCGAAGAGCTTTCACTTTCACCTTCACCTTCATTAGACTCATTCGCTGCTACTGTTTCGGATTCAGATTCTTCAGCAGATTCTTCTGCGGACTCAACAGCAGCAGCATCTTCTTCTTCTACATCGCAATCTTTCGCAACATCTTCATCTGCTCGGTTGAATATCTGTTCTTCGTCGTTCTTGGGTTGAGGCGTCTTCTCATGTGTCGTTTGCTTCAGCTCTTCTGAAAGGCTCATCATAGCTTCTTCAAAATCAAAGTTATACTTCTTGGATAATTCACGAACAACATTTTCAGTGTACACTGAAATATTTTGTTGGAATTCCGTCACGAGGTCAGTCATAGCTTGAATTTGAATCATGTTCATTTTGAATAATGTTTTGAATAGTGCAAATCGATACATAATCATATTTCATTTCAATTTTGTGAAGTTGAAACATCTTGCATATCGAATTCACCAGTAATGGGATCCCCCAAAAAAAGACAGATAACAAACAACAGATAACAGATAACAGATAACAAAGTTTATTCATTTATATGATATGTATTTATGTAGTAAGAATTCGTGGTATTACATTCATTGTTGTCAATTCTTGAAACAATAATTTACATGCATATGGAATTTTGATTTTTGTGAAATCACTGCGATTATCACAATATCTACAATAGTGAATACTACTGTTATTATAACAAACATTCATGCCACAATTCTTGCAGATCATAAGTTCGTATTTATCCGAAGCATCGTATATCCTTTCTTTTGTAAAAGACGACGCGCCATGACTAATCATACAATCTCTTTCCATTTCTCCAAATCTTAATCCTCCTGATCTAGCTCTACCATCTGCAGGTTGTCGTGTTAAAACAACTTTTGGACCATCATTTCGACTATGTACTTTATCATTTACCATATGTTTTAATCGTTGATAGAAAGTAGGTCCCATGAAAATACTGGATTCCATTTGATTTCCTGTCATTCCATCATACATTATTTCATTTCCGTGCTTTTCAAAACCATATTTCTGCATCTCATCACATATATTTTGAATAGGGAAATCATTAAAGCTAGTACCATCACCATACAATCCTAATTCCAATAATATTTTACCCATAATAGTTTCCTTCAATTGGGCTATTGTCATACGAGAAGGTATAGCATGTGGGTTAATGATTATGTCAGGTCGAATACCATCCGATGTGAACGGCATATCTTCCTCTGGTAGAACTAGACCAATTGTTCCCTTTTGTCCACTTCTAGACGAAAATTTATCTCCAATAACAGGTTTTCTAAATGTTCTTATTCTCACTTTACAAAATGTATATCCTTCACCATTTCGGTCGATGTAGTTTTTATCAATATAAGTATCATCTTCACTTGTTTTGTACAGTTTGCTCAAATCTTGGAATTTAATAATTTTTCGATTGTCATTTCTATTTTCCTTGATCGGTACTTTTTTGCCCATAATAATATCATTTTTTCCAAGTAGTGTATTTTCTTTAATTAATCCATTGCTATTTAAATGTTCATAATTGGCTAGTTTCATACCTTTTGTATTTGATTTATCAGGTTTACATCTGATTTCTTCGTCTCCGTGATTTTTTTTGTCTTCATCCTTCTCTGTGTGATATATAGTCGCCGCGAATAAACCACGATCTATAGCCGATTTATTAACAATCAAAGAATCTTCTTGATTATAACCAGTGTATGTAGCGATAGCTACAACTACCATTTCACCCGATGGTAGCTGATTTAGATTCATTAAACTCATCAATCGAGTGTCAACCAAAGGACGCATTGGATATGAAAGTACATACGATGTTTTGTCCATACGATACTGATAATTAGACACATATATTCCCATAGCTTGCTTTCCCATGGCACACTGATAAGTATTTCTCGGGGACTGATTATGCTCTGGAAAAGGAATACAAGACGCCAAAATACCAAATATAGTGCTGGGATGGATTTCACTGTGAGTGTATCCATATGTTGTATCTTTTTGTTCTATAATTTGATTTGGATTCATAGATATCATACTATACTCCTGCTCTTCTGGATCAATGTATTCTATCACTGTATCCTCCAGTTTATGGTTACAACACAAATCATCCCATTTTATTTCTTTTTTTTGTAACATATCTCCGATATTTTCATTGAACACCAGTTTATTATTTTGAACTCGCAATAAAGGTCTAGTTAGTCGACCTGCATCATTACATATCCTTATTTCTAGATTAGAAATATCAAACACAACGCTTGTATATATATTGATAATGCCACTGTACTTTTTATGTTTCAAATCATCATACAATTGTTTTGGGTTTTTGACAATTCCCAACCAACAACCATTAATAAACAATTTTACTTTGTTGTAACAATCATTTGGTTGTTGTATATCAGATAATTTGATAATTTTATCTTGAACGATCTCATACAAACTGTCACTATTGGATGGTATAGTAACATGTGCCATATAGCTAATGTTTTTCACAATACCAACAGATGCCCCTTCTGGAGTTTCAGCAGGACAAATGTAACCCCAGCTTGTATTATGCAATTTGCGTGGTGGTACTAACTTACCAGTTTTATCAATCGGTGTATTTATGCGTCTCAGGTGACTTAAACTAGATATATATGTTAGACGATTTAATACCTGTGCTACACCAACTTTTGTACTATTAGGACTCTTCACTGCAAAATCTCCAGTAGACAAAGCCCTTTTAATCCCACCTTCTATAGTAGAAGATTTGACAAACTTGTGAATATTGCGATTATTGATAATGTTCATATAATCATCTTTGGATTTCCAAGATCCATTATTGATTTCTTTAATTACTTCTTTGGTTAAATCTTTTACCACCTTATTCATGTAGTTACGGAACAAGTTGTTTAACAAAGAACCAACTAAGTCAATGCGCTTATTTACATAACTGTCCCTATCATCTGGACTTAACATTCCTAATTTGCACTGTAAAATTTTGTTGGTCATATACCCCAATAAATAAACGCGTTCTATCTCTGTTCGACAATGAGGAAATATGTCTGTTTTAATAATGTCTTTTGCATAATCAACTTTTTGTTTGCTATATTTATCAGTAAAAGAGTAAGATATTTGCGATATAAAATACTCAAATGCTTCGTCTTGATTTGTATATGCATTTGCTTCTACAATGGAAGCTTTTAGTGAGAAAATCATATTTTGTACTTGATCACATTGATCATTTGATTGTAACACAATATGATTTACAATATCAATATCGGATATGACACCAAGAACTCTAAACAACA